TATAAATTCAGGGACGCAAAACCAGAAGAACAAGCCCGACAAATCAAAGAAGAATTGGCTGAGGTAGAAGCTGCTTACACAGAGTTTAAAAAAGTGCCAACAGAAGATAAGCTGCTGGCGTTGATGACGGAGATTATCGACGTTAAGGCTTGCTGTAATACGTTTGTTTACCAGCTGCGGAAGAATCATGCTTTGGCGTTTTTGGCTTATGCCAAAGCTAAGCGAGAAGTCATAAATAAAAATTTTGCAAGAGGGTACTACTCTACGCCTGAAGATATTGACAAGCTGAACACTAATAAGTCAGAACCGTTTTGAGGTGAGATCATGAATTGCGATATATGCCATAAGGACACGATGTCGGGTAGCCATATAACCAGAGGACGTAGATTTGAGGTGCGTATTTGCCCGAACTGCTTGATGTGGTCGGATGACCAACGAGCCGTAATAGCACGGGAAACAGTCAGTAAACTCAAGGCTTTACGAGAAAAGGAAGATATTAGCATAAGCAATGAATAGGGTGTGGGAAATTATGAATAAAATCATATGCGGCGATGCACTTGACGTCTTACGAACTTTACCTGCCAAATGCTGTCGCTGCTGTGTGACGTCGCCACCGTATTTTAATTTGCGTGACTACGGTGTGCATGGGCAACTTGGATTAGAGCCGACAATGCAAGAATATATTATTAGGTTGGTTGAGGTATTTACCGAAGTTAAGCGGGTACTGACTGATGATGGTACTTTGTGGGTTAATATTGCTGACGGTTACGCTGGTAGTGGTAAAGCCAAAAGCTCTTTGCCTGCTAAAAACTTAATGTTAATACCTCAACGCTTTGTTATAGCGATGCAAGATGCCGGCTGGATTGTACGGGATGAAGTTGTTTGGGCGAAACCTAATCCAATGCCGGAAAGCGTCAGAGACCGAATGACGGCTTCTACAGAAAAGATTTTTATGTTTACTAAACGTCCTAAATATTTTTTCGACAGCACCGCTGCGATAGAGCCTGCAGTTGGATTTAATAATGAACCGGTAGCAGGTAGCTTAGGTAATCTGGGCAACGCGCAATCAAGGCGTAGAAATAAAGGGAATCGCAAGACTTATCGTGGTGGAAAATATACGAACCAAAATACTTTTGATAATTCCGCCAGATTAGAAGCAAATAGTCATGGAAACAGTGTCAATGAGAACGGAACAAGAAGAATGCGAAATGTGTGGAATATTGCAACAGCTACAGGTGGAAGCAAGGTAATAATACATTACGCTAAATTTCCGGACGAACTAGCGAAAAGATGCATACTACTGAGCACGGTAGAAAAAGACTGTGTACTTGATCCGTTTGCAGGAAGTGGTACGACCTGTAGGATGGCAAATCGGTATGGACGTCGATACATAGGCATAGATATTAACCCTGAATACTGTAAAGCGGCAGAAGCAGATATACCGATAAATTTATTTTAGTTTAAACGGCTGCTCAGCTACTGCCTCGGCACTATATACAAGCAATGTGGCGCAAAAGGGAAGTATACCTGTGGAATGGACTTACCACAGGGGGCAGCCTTTTAAATATAAGGAGTTGGAAATATTGACTGAGTTACTGATAACGATACCGGGAGAACCGTGTGCACAAGGTAGACCGAGGTTTAGTACAGCAGGCGGTTTTGTTAAAGCATATGATCCGGCAAAAAGCAGGAATTACAAAGCATATGTAAAGCTTATTGCGCAGCAAGAAATAAAAAACCAAGGCTGGAAATACACAGAATTGCCCTTAGCGGTCACGATAACAGCTTACATGAGTGTTCCGACAAGCAAGTCTAAAAAGTTTAAACAGGCGGCTATTTTAGGGAGAGAGCGTCCCGCAAAGAAGCCTGACACCGATAATATATTCAAGTGTATTACAGACGCCCTTAGTGGTATAGCGTACAAAGACGATAAGCAGATAGTAGCTGCTACAGTTAATAAGTGGTATGCAGAAGTACCGAGAGTTGAAGCATTAATAAGAATTATTTAGGACGGTGCTGTTAATGATTAATGTCAAAGTAATGCTAAATTTAATAAAAGATGAGCCGGAAAATGCTTATATACCAATAGTTAAGCCGGAGCTAGTTGCTCTGCTTAAAGAAGTGAAAATGCTGCGGTATAAAAACAGCAAACTTGGAAGCCAAAAGGCGAAGTTGAAAAGAGAAAGGCAGTAAATAATGAAAAAGCCTAAAACCAAATACATAGGCTGGTGCCATGAGTGCAAATACTTGGGTAGTTTTCACTGTGGTATTTGTCAAAGGGAAAATTTAAGCGTAAAAAATTTTGCTCGTCTATGCCTTGGCTTAGATATCATATCTCCTTTTGGTAGACCTTCTGAATTTATGCCTAAGGACAAAAACCGTTGGGTAAGAATGTAGGAGTAAAAAATGAAATACTTAGACTATTGTTATTTATGCATTAATAATAGAAAGGCCAGTGAGTTGAGCGAAAACCCAGAATGTAGTAACTGTATTCAGCTTACTGTTATATCTATGCCAACTAAGTTTAAATCGCGTAGGATTACTTGGGCTGACAGAACGGAGCTAGAAATACATGAAAACAATTAAATTGGCTAACGTAGTAGTACAGATACACGTTAGAGATGAATATTCAGGGCAGAGAGTACTATATTGTCCGTGGGTTAATTGCAAGCATTATAGTAATGGTGAATGCACTTATAAAGATAGTTATGGCTGTAATTGCTGTCGCTTTGTATTAATGAATGGACAAACTTATTGCCAAGGCTATGAGAGGGATGAAGATCATGATAGCAATTAAAGGAATGGATATGCCTGCAAACTGCGGTGAATGCCCATTGACATATCCAGTTGGCTTTTATAGGAATCTACCATTTTCTGTTGATAAGAGCAAAGGCTGCTGTATTCTTGTCTGTGAAATTGAAGATCCAAATATTAGGCTGATAGATTGCCCATTAATTGAGATAAAGGACGGTGAATAAAAATGGAAGAAGAACAATGCCCTTGTGATGATTGTGACGCTACCTGTGATTACTGGGACAGTAAATACTGCTGTACATATTGTCGTTGGCAGTATGGAGATATTGAACCTGACTGCGAGAATTGTGACCCGATGGATATTTGAACAAGGAGAGGAGATAACATGAATAAAGTGGTTTTGCTTGGAAGGTTAACCAAAGATCCAGACGTAAAGTATACACAGACCGGCAAAGTAGTTTGCCAGTTCACTTTAGCGGTAGACCGGCCGTTTAAAGACGCTAACGGAAATAAGGAAGCGGACTTCATACCAGTAGTGTTATGGGGCAAACCGGCAGAGTTGGTCGGTAATAGCTGTCAGAAAGGACACAGGCTGATTGTAGAGGGCAGAATACAGATACGTAACTATGAGGCTAAGGACGGCAGTAACGCTGGGTAACGGAAATAATCGCAAATGGTGTGGAGTTTGTAGAGCGAAAATCTGATAAAGGCGGTACAAGCGGCGATAAAAGCGAGTTTGAGCAGTTCGGGCAAGCAGTGCCTTTCGATGAGGATATCCCATTTTGACAAGGAGTAGATAAAATGGCGAGAATACTAGACGCTTGTTGCGGTAGTCGAATGTTTTGGTATGACCGAGAGAATAAGCACACGATTTATCAAGATAACCGAGAGCTAAATACTACGTTGTGCGATGGGCGAAAACTTGAAATTAAACCTGACACTTTCGGCGATTTTAGAAAAATGGATTACGCCGACAATACTTTTGATTTAGTGGTGTTTGACCCGCCGCATTTAAACAAGGCTGGTAAAAATTCTTGGCTGGCACAAAAGTACGGAGTGTTGGCCGATAATTGGCAAGAAGATATTAAGGCGGGTTTTGAGGAGTGTTTTAGGGTATTGCGGCCTTTCGGCACGTTGGTTTTCAAGTGGAACGAGGTGCAAATACCATTTAGCGAGGTAGTTAAGTTAGCACCGGAAGAGCCGCTGTTTGGCGACAAGCGAAAGAAAACACGTTGGGTTGTGTTTTGCAAGGGCGCAAGGGCAGGAGATAGCGTATGAAGCTAATGAGTTTGTTTGACGGTAGCGGCGGTTTTCCGTTGGCAGCTAGTCTGTGTGGGATAGAACCTGTTTATGCGGCAGAGGTGTTTTAAGGCGGTGGAGCAGTGAAAAAATTAAAGACGAAAATATTAAACCTCATCGACAGAGCCTTGGCTAGAATGGGCTACATCGAAATCGAACCGGCACCAACGCTGTATAGGGTAACTACATGGTTTACATATCAGTTGCCTAATGGCTTGAGAGGAAAAACTAGTTATAAAGGCTTAATGAGTTGGGATATGACAGGATATGGCGATTATGTATTAACAGTGTCAATGCGCAATGCTCTAGCCTGTTTGGCGTTACAAGGAACGTACCCTACAACCATTACAGCCGTTAGCAAAGAAGAATACGAAAAATAAGGCGGTGTGCGGGCAATGAGGAATAAAAAACAATAAAAGAGTTCAGAGCTTTTTACATAATGGCTTCTTCTGTTTATGCTAAATCGTCAAGGAAACGCAAGTGGGGAGTAATCGTGCAATGCAACAAAAAACATGGTAGACCAAGTTCCGAACATCCATGGGAAGTTATTATACCTAGAATAACAGTAATGCCGGGTTGGATAAGCTGGTAATTTAAAGGAGTGTGCGCTGGAGTAGGTATGGAGATTGGCCAGTATTTAGTTTGGAAAGTCTTGATGTAGAGAGGAGTAAAGGTAATGGCCCGTAGTTTTAACGAAAAAATGGAAAAGAAACGACAAGCAGAATATAATCGCTGGAAAGCAGAATGTAATCCGGTATGGCATCGCAGAAATCACTGGTTGCCTAAGTACGAAGAAGATGGCACATGGGAGGATAGCAGGGCGTATAATGTGGAGTTAGGCTGTGACCTTAAAGGTTATGTGGAAACAGTAAGAACATATAATGCCGCAGGAGAGCTTATAAAAACAGAAGAAGTTACCTTTAATGGCAACGGAAAGATTGTAGACAGAAAGGTGCTATGAAGTGTGGAAAGTGCTGATGTAGAGAGGGGTAGAAAATTGATAGATTGCGAAAAGTGTTACAGGCTGAAAAGTTGTGGGGACAGATATTATTGTGCGTTTATAGGTTTAAATCCTTGTATTAGAGGAGAACATACACCAGTACAAGAGTATAAAGGTGCAGCAAATCCGCTAACATCGACAGATTCACGTTTAGCTCATTTACAAGAGCAGCAACGTAGGCGTGAGGAAGCTAGGGAAAGGAAAGAAACAGAAGCGGGAAAAGAGCACTACAAGCCGCACAAAACTATAAAAGTAGTATTTAGGGATATCATGGATAAACACGGTGGGATTCCGATATTTCAACCGCTTGGAAATTCGGCATCGTCTAAAGCATTTGACTGGAGCGATATGCATACAACAATTTTTGAAATGGGGTTTGCTGGGTGGGATGTTCCGGCGATTGCTCAAAAGCTGAATGTGAGCAAAAATACGCTATATTCATACATCGGTAGATATAGGGGGTAGCAAATGACTATAGAGGAGATAAAGGCAAAGCTAAAAAGATATCGTTTTATTGCGGGGCTATTATGGACGGTGAACCCGAATGAACATACTAAAGTTAGAAAGATCAATAGCTTTATTAAAACCAATCATTTGGAAAATGCCTATGAATAAGAAAAGAGAGGCTTATATGACTTTATTGACGGCTGCTCAAAAGCAGATACCGCAAGAAGTAAATTTGGTAGTCGAAGAGCATTTTATACCAAACTGTCCTTTTCCACAACAAATACCTAAAGGCTGGGCATGTCCTGTATGCGGACGTGAGGTAGATGATGGTGCTCACTACTGTAAATACTGCGGCCAAGCTATATGTAATGATTAAGGAGTGAAGACATGAATTATCCTGATCTAATAAAATGGATATTTGAATTTGTATATGAACATTGGATATTAACGTTTTTGTTTATATTAGTTTTAAGAAGGTTTAGTATTTTTACAATAAATCTATCAGATAAGAAGGGCGATACAAATGTTATTAACAATAGAAAGCAAGTTTAATATAGGTGATAATGTACATGTGCCCAAGGGAGAACGTAAAGTACTTGGTGTTAAATTAGATTCTAAAGGTATCTTATATTTGCTTGAAAGTGCAGACGGTACGAGAGAATGGGTGCGAGAATATTGGATTGTTGTGGGCGAACAAGAACATAAACACGAAGAGTTTGAGGAGGCTATTTTGAACCAACTTGTAGAAGACAACATAAATCCTTTTGGAGCATTATTTAGGCGATTTAGAAAGAAAAGCTAGAAGGAGACTGATATGCTAATAGAACAGTATATTAAGCATGTAGAGCGATACTTTTGGGATCGTAAGCAAATACAAAAAGTTGTTGATGAAGAAAAAGAGCAGCGTACTGCAAGGAAAGGGCATACGGGCGGTGGGGGGCATGCTTTTATCAGTAATCCAACAGAAACAGCAGCATTAAAAAACATTGAGCCAGTACGTATGATATCGTTTGGATATGGACCATATCAGTCGATAATAATGAACCCGGAGCTATGGCTTGAAGTTGTCGCAGAAACCTATAAGATACATGAGAATCAGCTTACTGGTAAAGTTATGTATCAAAAATATGAAAAAAGGAAGCCGATGAAAACAATTGCAGAATTAAACGGTGTGAATAGAGATACTTGTTATGAATTTCGCAAAGAGTTCCTTAGGGATGCTGTTGGTTTGGCGTTGAAAAAAGGTTTGATAAAATAAAAAAAGTTTCCGACATATTACCTGTTTTGATGAGTTAAAATAGTATTGTAAGTAAGTGGGCTTACAATAAAGCCATACGCAGTAATCCGCTCACTATCCGAGCAAGTTATAAACCGTATGTGCATATATTTGGCTATGGTGTTCGCCGTATGATGGCATATGATAGCTGCAATTTATCATATGAATGATGCGGATAACTACCCATAGCTCCTACCGTGCGGCTTGCAGCGGTCGCACTGGTAGGTTCAAAACAACGGCATGAGAGACGGTAACTGTACGCAGCCCGTGAAGAAGCCCATAGAACGCAGAGCACCATATCTGTAGACTTGGGGTAGCCTTACCGTTGGGGTGATACAGCGGCATATTTAATCTACATAAATAATTTAGTCTTAAAAAGCCGTTGAAACACGGTAATATATATCAGAATTTAGCATATAACTTAATATAAACTGTTGGCAATGTGAATAATTTGCACATTGCTTTTTTATTTGCAAGGTGGTGATGGAATGAAGATGAACCTAACCAGCAAGATCAGGAAGATAATAAAAGCCTTAGAAATGAGAGGCTTTATATACCTCTATTCAAGGGAGCAAGTATATAGCCAGAAGCTATCTAAGGTATGTACTATGTACAGAATAGATTACCTCATGCCATGGGGAGAATACAAAAAGAAATTCCCGGATAAGGCAGAGCGAAAAAAGAATAAGGGTGTAAGCGTTAGGGTAGAAATGGCTCGGTCATTTAGAGAAATAGCTATTCTGTATTATTTGGTGAATGTATTAAAGGCAGGTGATAGTAGTGGATGAGATCAGCCAAGCACAGAAGAATTTTGTTGATTACTTTATAGAGAGTGGGAATCAAACAGAAGCCTATAAAAAGGCTTATCCAAAGTGTAAGAATGATAATTCAGCGGCGGCTAGTGCTAGTAAATTGCTAAGAAATAACAAGGTAAAGCAATATTTAGATGCACGAATGGCAGCAGTTGATAGTGATAAGATTGCGACAGCTGAAGATGTTCTTGAATATTTAACAAGAGTAATGCGTGGAGAAGAAAAGGACCAGTTTGGATTAGATGCTGGACTAAGTGATAGGACTAAGGCAGCAGAACTATTGGGTAAGCGCTATATGCTGTTTAAAGAACAACTAGATGTAAATCTTGAAGGCGATATTGCTGGTTTAATTGCTAGCCGTCGTAAGAAGGGTGATAGCGATGCCTAGAGTTGCTTTATCAGAAAAGGATATAAAGGCATTAACAGACTTTCTTGGAAGTGTCAGTAAAGATCCTTTGGAGTTCGTACGGCTTGCATTCCCGTGGGGAGAACCTAATACTCAACTTGAAGACAAAGAAGGACCTGATGAATGGCAGATAGAACTGCTGAACGATATCAAAGAAGGATTAAAAACGCCAGATCAGGTTATCCGTGAAGCCGTTGCATCCGGACATGGCATTGGTAAGTCTGCTATGGTGGCATGGATTATTCTGTGGGCTATATCGACACATGAAGATACAAAGGGCGTTGTTACAGCGAATACAGATACACAACTCAAAACAAAAACCTGGGCAGAGTTAGCTAAATGGTATTACTTGTTTGTAGCAAGAGATTTATTCACTTATTCAGCAACAAGCATTTATTCTAACCAAGAAGGTCATGAAAAGACATGGCGTATAGATGCAATACCATGGAATGATAGTAACCCTGCAGCGTTTGCGGGCTTACATAACCAAGGCAAGCGAACTCTGGTTATATTCGATGAAGCTTCTGAGATATCGGATATCATTTGGGAAGTAGCTGAAGGTGCAATGACAGATGCTGATACCGAAATCATTTGGTGTGTGTTTGGAAATCCTACTCAGAGTAGTGGACGTTTTCATGCTTGCTTTCATAAAAACAGAAGTTTATGGAACCGTAAACAAATTGATAGCCGAACTGTTAAGATAAGTAACAAGGCCGAACTTGAGGGTTGGCGGGTGCAATACGGCGAGGATAGTGACTTCTTTAAAATTCGCGTGAAGGGCGAATTCCCTTCGGCTAGTGAGAAACAATTTATTAGTACCGCCTTAGTTGATGAAGCAAGACGTAGGACGTTACAAGAAAAGCAATTTAGATTTGCTCCTGTGATTATAGCCTGTGATCCTGCATGGACAGGAGGAGACGAAACAGTTATTTATCTTAGGCAAGGGCTATTCACGAAAAAGCTGTTTGCGACTACTAAGAACGATAACGACATTGAAATAGCAGGCATATTAGCCAGATTCGAGGACGAATACAAGGCTGATGCGGTGTTTATTGATCTAGGCTATGGTACAGGAATCAAGAGCGCTGGTGACGCATGGGGCAGATCGTGGACACTGATTGCTTTTGGTGGGAAGTCAAACAGGCCAGACTGCAAAAATAAACGTGCTGAGATGTGGGCTAATATGAAAGATTGGTTGAAAGAAGGCGGGGTTATACCAGAAGATGACCAGACTTTAGCGGATGATTTAATGGGTCCTGAAACAGTACCTAATACTAGCGGATTAATACAACTTGAAAGTAAAGAAGCTATGAAAAAGCGAGGTGTTCCCTCTCCTAATAGAGCAGACGCACTAGCTTTAACTTTTGCTCAATCTGTTGTAAGCAGAGAACAGGCGATAACAGAAGCACAATTTGATAATAGACAAAGGGTTTATGATCCGTTTGCCGGTATGTGAAGGGAGGTGAGACTATGCATAAGATTATGATGCAGTTACATGGTGGCGGCGGTGGATTCGGTGGCAGTGTTGAGCCTATAAAACAAAGCGCCCCTGGCAGTACAGCAGCGGCCACTATTGATAGTGCGACAGAGGGAGAGAGACAAAGCCTGCTTGAAAAACTCTCTAAAGCTCGTGGCAGAAGCTTTACCAATAAGACTGGCGGGCAGCTTACCTCTGATAGTGTCAAGAAAATGTTGTTGGGAGAATGATTATGGATATCAAAGATATGCTGCGTGACAGCGATAAATTAACACGAAAACAACATACTATCTCCCAGCTTTATACATTGCGCAGCCAATATGAGCCAACGTGGAGGATGCTTAGTCGGTATATAAATCCGACAAGGGGCAGGTTTGAGGAAGATATCCAAAGCACAGAAGGGCATAGACGTGACGAATACCTTATAGACCCACATCCCCAAAAAGCAGTTGGTAAATGTGCAGCTGGTATCCACAGCGGGTTGACATCGCCGTCAAGGCCTTGGTTTGAACTTGGTCTGCAAGATGAAGAAAAAGCTAATTACCACGCTGTAAGGATGTGGTTAGATGATTGCCAGGAGATTATGAGCAGCATTTATTCTAAGAGCAATGCTTATAATATGCTGCAGCAGATTGAGGCTGAAATGGCTCAATTTGGTACAGGGGCTTCTCTGATGCTGGAAGACTACAATTATGGCATATGGATGAGGCCGTACACCTGCGGTGAATATGCTGGCGGTGTAGATGCAAGGGGGAGAGTTTATACGTTCGCTAGACGCTTCAGGTTAAGCGCAGACCAAATCGTTAAAGAATATGGTATTGATAACGTATCGGAAAGCGTGAAATCTGCTTATAAGAACGGAAATATCACAACATACTTTGATATTGAAATGCTTATAGAGCGTAATGATGATTATGATCCTAACAAATTGTCTTTAGGCAATTTCCCCTGGCGCTCATATCACTATGAAAAAGGTGCTAATGACAAATTCCTGAAGATATCAGGTTTTAGGGAATGCCCGTTCCTCATGCCGCGCTGGACCTTGATTGCAAATGGTGTATATGGCTCTGGACCTGGACATAACGCTTTGGGCGATTGTATGCAGCTGCAGAAGATTGAGAAGAATAAACTTAGGGCTATTGATAATGCTGCAGATCCGGCGATGGCATTTCCTGCTTCAATGAAGAAGCTTGACAGAATGCCAGGAGGACTAAATTTTTATCCTGATGGAACTGTACAGCAGGCTTATCCACTTGTAGATCCAAGAGCAAAGGCTTATGAAGGTATAGGAGCATTGTCCCAGGAGAAACGGCAGTCGATATCTGAAACGTTCTATAATGATTTGTTTATGATGATTACCTCTCAGGATGGACCTCAAATGACTGCGCGTGAGATTGCAGAGCGGCATGAAGAAAAGCTCCTGATGTTGTCCCCGGTACTTGAGCAAATGCACAATGAGGTTTTAGAACCTATGACGCTTCGCACTTTTGATATTTGTTTGAGACATGGGTTGTTTCCGCCTATGCCGGAGGAAATTGACAAAAGCGAATTAAAAGTATCCTTCATTTCTATCTTGGCTCAAGCCCAGAAAATGGTTGAAATACCTGCTATTGAGCGTACGGTTGGATTTGTTGGTAATCTTGCTGCTGCTCAGCCTGAAGTGCTTGATATCATCAATCTTGATGCAGCTGTACGAGGTTTCGCAGAATCTACCGGTGTCAAAGAAAAGATAGTGCGTGATGAAAACGAAGTAGCTGAACTTCGCAAACAACGTGCTCAGGCACAGCAGGAACAAATGCAAGCTGAACAGATGGCTGCTGCTGCGCCTGCTGTTAGGGATTATGCTGATGCGGCTAGGTTGATGAGTGAAACCCCTGCTAATGGTGGCAATGCATTAGATCAACTTCTGGGAGGCGGGATTTAATGAAAAACAAAAAAATGAATATGCTTGCACAACAAGCGCTGGACGACTTGGACGTTATTATGCGGACCGAGAACGGACGGCGTTTTATTTATGCAATTTTGGAAAGCACAGAGGTCGAAACAGCGGTTTTTTCAGCTGAGCCATACTTCAATGCTTTCTTATCAGGTAAACGTGCTGTAGGCGTTGATTTGTTAAAGAATATCCGGATGCTGAATGATGGCCATTCTTTAGAGATGCTGATGCGTAATGAAGCAGAGAGTGCTAGACACCCTCCTGATTTAGAGGACGATGACCTTTTTAAAGTAGATAACGACATAGCGGAGGTAAGACATGAATAAGTTTACACAAATGTTTTTTGAAGCAGATGGTGCTGGTGGAGGCGGTGAACCTGCTCCTTCCGGTGACCCGTTTGTAACGGAACCTGCTCCTGAAGGTGAGCCGAGTGGAGAGCCAATGCCTGCAGGTGACGGTGATCCTGTAACTACACCTAAAAATGTATTTGATGATCCTGTGCAAGAGCCTGTTGTTCCTGACAAATATGAGTTCAACCTACAGGACGGGCTGGAACTTTCGCCTGAACTGGAAGCTGATTTTACAGCGATTGCTAAAGACGCAAAGCTTACTCAGGAGCAGGCTACTAAGCTGATTGATTTGCATAGCAAAGTAGTTTTAGACGTTATGCATAAGCAGGAGGAAATTGTAGACGGTTGGACTGCTGAATGCCAAAAGCAGGGGCTTATTTCTCGTGAGAACATTGCTGCTGCTAAATTAGCTGTTAATACTTTTGGCGGTGGTGAGGCTATGCAGGTACTTGTAAATACAGGTGTGGCCAATCATCCGGCAATACAAAAAATGTTGCAAAATATTGGAGGCTTGCTTATGGAAGACCAACCGCCTGATGGGCAAGCACCTAAATCTAAGGAACTGGACGACGCCGAGTTGTTTTTCCCCGGCGGCGGGTTCAAATAAAAATATTAAGGAGTGGTAAATAATGCCAGATTTGACAGGTTTCGCAACCCTTCAAGACTTTGCGTCTCGTCAAGGGTTCGACAAAAAGTATCAAAGAATTATTGAACTGCAAACCAAAACAAATAAGATTTTAAAAATTATGCCGTTCAAAATGTGTAACTCTAAGGACTATGAGGAAGCTACATTGCGTTATTCTCTGCCGGAAGTAGCGTGGAGAATGATTAACCGCGGGACTAAGCCGAGCAAGTCTAAAACTAAGCAAGTATCTTTTACTTGCGGTGAGATGGAAGCGCTGGCTGAAATCGACGAAAAGCTTGCACGAAAGAATAATATGCAGGCTTCTTGGATGATGAGTGAGAATGCTGCTTTTCTTGAAGCAATGAACCAAGAAATGGCGACTACGCTTTTCTATGGCGATGAGAAGATCAACCCTGCAGGATTCACTGGTTTAGGCGCTTATTTTTACAGTAAGACCAATCAGGAAGATATTTGGGCAGACCAAATCATTGATTGCGGCGGCACAGGTGATAATCTGACTTCTGTATGGTTTGTAGGCTTTGGAGAGCAGCAGGTATACGGCTTGTTTCCAGAAGGCGATACAGCAGGTTTTACGCATGAATATTTGGGTAAACAAAAAGTAACAAATGATAAAGGCGAGGTATTCTTTGCTCATACCAATAAATATAATTGGTCCATGGGCCTTGCGGTTAAAGATCCTCGTTATGTTGTGCGTTTGGCCAATGTTGATTTAAAAGATCCTGCTACTACTACAATCTTCGACAAATTGATCGAGGGTTATTATCAGATTGAAAATCCTGATAATGTCAATTTGCAGATCTTCTGCAATAAGCAGTTTGAGGCTTTTATGGCTAAGGCTGCACGTAATGACAAAAATACTATGCTGTCTATTGATACAGTTGAAGGAAAACCTGTTGTTAATTTCTGGGGCGTTCCGTTCCAGCGTTGCGCAGCTATTCTGAATACTGAATCTCAGCTTGTTTAAAAAGGAGGAATATAAAATGGCACGTATTGATGCTCAATTATTGCTGTCTGAGAATCAGGCCGTTACCGGCGCAAGCGCAAACAGCAATGTTATTGATTTAGGAAGTACAGGCGGGTTTATGCATCCGCTGTACTTTGACGTAAAACTGACCACACCAATGACTTCCGGCAAGATTACTAAGGTTAAAGTACAATCTTCTGCAACTGAGGGATTTGATAGTCCTGCTGATGAGGTTGAGGTAAGTGTACCTGATTCTTTGATTCAAACAAGGGCTTGTACTGTGGCACAATTCTTTTCTCCAATCAAATACGGTAATCGTTATATTAGATTGGTTTATACAGCTAGTGAGGCTGTGGGCGGCAAGGTCTTTGCTTATATGACTGACGGCATTCAGGTAACTTTATAATGGCTACTTACAAAGTAAAGCGTAATTGTTTTACTTTGGGTCGTATGTATAGGCGTGATGATATTGTAATGCTTGCAGATAATATTAAGGTTCCTGAACATTTTGTGAAACTTAATAGACCAGCAGCAGTATCTTCCGGTAATGACGATCCGCGTTATCTCCAATATGAAGCAATGAACTTTAATGATTTAAAAGAATTGGCCAAAGAACAGGGAATAAAAACAAGTCAGAAATCCAGGGAAGCTATTATTAATGAATTAGTGGCACTGGCGCAAGATTAAATAAGCCGGGGGCATATGTCCCCGGCTTTCTTTATAACAGAGGTGAAATTATGGATAAGGTTGAGATTTGTAATATTGCACTTAATCATATAGGCGTAGCTACAATAGAACGGCTTGACGAAGCCAGCGAACCGGCACGAGTATGCCGTCGCTGCTATGACTATGTTAGACAGGCCGTGTTAAGGAAATTCCCCTGGACATTTGCTACAAGAAGTGTACAGTTAGCTGCTCTTCAAGATGTGCCTCCTAACTGGAAGTATGCATATCGTTACCCTGCTGATGCAGTATGCCTGAGAATGATGTATAACGAGCATTTTTGTGGTCTGCCGAGGGATAACCAATATAAAATCGTTTCGGATAAACAGGGAAAAGCTATTTATACTAATATCGGCAATGCCTGGATTGAATACACTGTAGATGTTACCGACGCAGATTTATATGATGCTCAATTTGTAGAAGCATTTGGATGGAAGCTCGCTGCAGAAATTGCTTATGCGTTGACTGGCAAATTGGATTTAACGCAGATGTGTATCCAGGCTTATAACGCTTATTTTGCAGAAGCCAGTTCTACTGACGCTGATGAAGAACATTTGCTGGATCCGCACATTGACAGATTAGCGGCAGCAAGATTTACGGGGGCATAATTATGGCACTCTATCAATTAAAATCAAGTTTTGCCGGCGGTGAATTGTCGCCGTCTATGTATGGACGTACTGATATTGCTAAATATGACAGCGGGGCTGCTGTTTTAAGAAATTTTTTCGTTCTGCGTTATGGTGGCGCTGCTAATAGACCAGGCTTTAAGTTCATAGCGCAGACTTATAATAATAAAAAGGCTGTGCTAATACCATTTATGTACAGCACAGATCAAAATTATATTGTTGAAATTACTGCTGGCAGATGCCAGTTTTATACAGATGGTGGTATTGTTGTTAAAGAAGATGGCACACCATATAGCATAGAAAACTTTTTTGCTGATAAAGATTTAGAAGATGCTGCAAAAATAAAATATACACAGAGTGCTGACGTGCTTTTCATTGTTCATCCGGCACATGCGCCGATGACACTTACAAGATATGGCAATTTAGATTGGCGCTTTGAGGCAATGGATATTACAGGCGGACCGTTTGATGAAACTAGGTATAATAATAATAGTATCATTACTAAAGTATTAGAATGGAGAAAACCAGGTGCATATAATATAACAATACCGTCTTCGGCGTTGTCAATAAATATTGAAATGGCTGGAGGCGGTGGAGGCGGTGGAGGTGGCATAGAAAGAAAAACTGAACATCTTTCAACCAAATTTAGTGGTGGAACAGGTGGAAGAGGTGCTTTTATAACAAAAGAAATATTAGAAATACCTTCTGAACCAATTTCTTTAATAGTTGGTGTAGGAGGTACAGGTGGACAAGGAAAACAAACTGGAATTGCTGGTAGTGCTGATAATGGTAATAGTGGTGGGACTTCCAGTGCTTTAGGAATCAATGCATTGGGTGGCGGTGGCGGAAAAGGTGCAACTGCTGATGATGATGGTGGTAATGGCACAAGTTATGGATCCGGTGCTCTTGGTGGCAATGGTGGCTATGGTAATGTTAGTGGTATGAGTGGTAATGATGGTTGGATTAGGCTTTCATACACTTTATCTATTGGCAATAATGCAACAGTAAAAGCTTCGGAGGTGTATGGTGACATAACCCTGACTGCTTCTTCGGCTATTTTTTCCAAGGGTGATGAAGGGAGTCTTTTTTCTCTAACTCACTTTTTAGAAACAGATTACAAAAAAGGGACACCAATTAGTACAGGTGGAGATCTGCAGGTTAGTGTATTACCGAAATCCAATGTCTATGTAGAAAGTTTTGGTTTTTGGGATGGTAATTTTAGTTTGGAAAAATATGATCCTGTTTCTTTACAATGGGTAAATGTGAGAACACAGAGCGGGAACAGAAGCCAGAATTATAGCTTGACTGAGGAGAACACGTCTGAAAGTATTGCCAGTTACAGAGTTACTTCTACTGAATTTAATACAGGTGTTTGGAGCGGTGAAAACGAGAAGCAGAGAGGCTATATAACCATTCAAAGCATTGGAGGAGATTATACGGGCCATGTATTGATCACCGAATATGTTAGTCCTACAGTAGTGAAAGGGACTGTAAAAAAACAGTTAGCTTCTACAGACGAAACCCGCGATTTTGCTTTTGCTGCTTGGAATGGTGAAAAAGGGTATCCTTCTGCAACAGGCTTTTATGAAGACCGGTTAGTATTTGCGGGAAGTAAAGGATTTCCGCAGACATTCTGGACAAGTAAAACAGGAGACTATTATAACTTTGGAACAAGCATTCCATCTGCCGATGATGATGGAATTACGGCCACTTTAAACGGTGGACAAATGAATGGCATTAAGGCAATTATAGCTTTTGGTGAAATGCTGCTGTTAACAGCCGGCGGAGAATTTAAAGTAAGTGGCGGCGGCAAAGCCATTACAGGAAGCAATGTTTTAAGTCAACCACAGGAATATAGGGGTGTGTCAGATGTTAATCCTGTCACTATCGGCAGCAGGATTATTTATGTGCAGCACCAGGGCAATATCATACGTGACCTTGCTTACAGCTATGATGTTGATAAATATACCGGTGATGATTTAAATTTATTGGCTTCGCACTTGTTTGAAGGGCATAAAATAATATCTATGACCTATCAGCAGATACCTAACAGTATTGTTTGGTGTGTGCGTGATGATGGTTTGCTGTTAGGGCTTACCTACATAAAGGAACAGGATATCTACGCATGGCACCAGCATACCACGGCAGGCGGGAAGTTTGTTAGTGTATGTAATATCGGAGGGTCAACAGAAGATAAGTTATATGCAGTAATTGAGCGTGGCGGGCAGTATTATGTGGAAATAATGGAAAGCCGTGATAAAAGTACTAATGTAGAGGATCAGTTTTTCGTAGACAGTGGTATAACCTATGAAGGAGAGCCGGCCGGTGAAATATCAGGTCTTGAGCATTTAGAAGGGTATACTGTGGCTATATTGGCTGATGGAAACGTACTTCCTCGGCAAACTGTAGAAAACGGCAAGGTTCTTCTTGGAAATAAATATAAGAAGGTCCATGTAGGGCTGCCTATAGATGCGGAAATAAAAACACTGCCTATAGATTTTACAGCTCAAGATGGCACATATTTAAGTCGGAAGAAACGAATTGCTACAGTTACATTATTACTTAAAGATAGCCGTGGTGGATTGTTTGGAATGAAGGAGAATGAGTTAGATGAATTTAAATGGCGCAGTAATGAAGCCTATGGGGAACCGATTAGTTTGCAAACAGGCAAGTTTAAAGTAACGATCAAGTCTGCTACTTATGATGAAACTCAGCAGATAATAATTAAACAGCCTGACCCGCTGCCGATGACTGTATTATCTTTGATTCCGGAAATAGAAGGGTAAGGTGTATTATGGCAAAGTATGAATTTGTAAAGCCCACAAGGGCAGATGCTGAGTATATAGCGGCTAATCTTAAACCAGATAATTACAGTGAACTATTTTGTGCTATTGGCCCTAACGCTCTTGAAGATATTTCAGATGGATTGAAGCACAGTGATGAAATCGGTTGCCTGCATATTGACGGTATACCCGCTGCTGTATATGGAGTGAGAAAAGCTTCGATAATGAGCGACGAGGGGCGCGTATGGTTGCTTATGACGAAGGAAATGGAGAACCATAAGGTATTTGTCGGAAGGCAGACTAAAAAGGCTGTAAGAGAGCTTTTAAAGAGATACGACAGGTTATATAACTGGGTCAACGTTGGAAATGATAATATAATGCGTTGGCTTAAATGGCTTGGCGCAGAAATACATGAACCAGCGCCGCATGGAGTTTATAATCTGCCGCATCACTTTTTTGAGTTTAGAAAGGATGATGAATAATGGGCGTAGCGGCAACAATAGGCGCCACTCTTTTGGGTGGCTTTATTTCGGGCAGAGCGCAGCAGCAGCAATATAACGCTGCCGCTCAACAGGCAGAGGTAAATGCTCAGATAGCGAATCAGAACGCAGATAAACTGCAGGCACAGGCTGAAGAACAGTCTAAGTCAAATACTATCAACGAAGAAAACAAACGCCGGCGTATGAACGCTATGTTAAGCCAGCAGAGGGCTAATATAGGCGCTTCTGGTATAACAGCTTCAGGCAGTGCGGCAAACGCTTTAGCTGATAGTGCGTATAATATGGAAACAGAGCTTGCTATTGAACGCTATAATTCAAGGCAAGGCGTTGAGAATATTTTTCAGCAGTCTACTGACCTTGTTAATCAACGTGATATCTATAATCAAAATGCACGCAATTACCGTAAAGCCGGTAAGCGTGCACTTATGAATAATATGCTTATGAGTGGGTTATCCCTTGCAGGTAGTTTATACAGTCCTAAGAGCGCAGGAAAGCAAGGTGCTTCCTCCAGTTCTTCAACTCCTAGTGTAACAACAGGTGCTACATATCAATTCAACAGTAGTGGAACTGGCTATAGGCAAGGCAATTACAGTTATTTCCCGATGAAGCCGAAAACTTACTTCTAAAGTGAGTTGATAAAGAGAGCATAGTTAAGTAATACGGACTGTACTTGCATTAATACGGACTGTGCTTGCATTAGGACGGAATGTATTATATAATAAACGAAAAGAGATAGTTTGATATTGGCGTGTCAGCTCTCTCCTGAATAAGTTAAAACTTGAAAAGAGATAGTTTAACGTGTGGTAGCGTTAGCTCATCTCGTAACAAGAATGTGATTGAAAACGAGCCCGCGACCTTACGTTGGGCTTATTTTCTTGCTATCTTACTGCAAGAATAATGGTAGCCACGAGAATACCAAACGCTATCATTAGGGATAATGCTTGATATATGCTCATAGGATCACCACCAATCAGTTACGGACTGATAAGCCAACATAGTTAAACTATCTCGGACAACATTATAACACACCTTTAAGCGCTTAACAATTTGTTAAAGCGCTTTTTCTATACCCAAAAGGAGGCTAGAACATGGCAATCGACATTTTCCAAGTAGGTGCGCAGTTAGGAGCGCCGGCAAGTAAAGTATCTAATGTCCGCTATGATAACAGTGGGCAGCAGGCTGTTGCAAGAGAATCATCCCAGACCGGTAGAATTATTCAGGCCGGTGTTGAGCATGTAAGAGAGCAGATCATAAGAACCGACGTTCTGCAGGCTAATAATGAGTATGTAAAACGTACTAACGATCTAAGAATGCAGTTGATGCAGAAAAAAGAAAAAGGCGCTCTTGACATTGTCGGTGAGTATGAAGCTGGTGAAAGAAAGATACGCAGCGAGCTTATGGCTCAAAGTCCTCAAAGCGTAAAGTACGGCAAAGGTGCTATGTTATTTGATTACAGCACCCAGCAAACTGATAATGCTAATCGCAGAGTTTTGGGGCAATACAGAGCGCAGCAGTTTGAAGCCTGGCAGAATACTACTTTTGCTAATTCTATAAATAGTTCTGTTCAAAAGGCTGTTTTATCTCCTAATGACCCTGCAGTTATAGCCGATGTACAAAAAGAAATTGATTACGCCATAAATTCCAGATATGGAACATATGGAAGAGAAAGGCTTGATTTAGAGTATAGAAAATGGACTGGAGTATTAGGTCAGGCGTTGATAGACAGAAGTTATGCTAATGGCGATATAAATACGGCCGAAGCTTATGTTGAAAAATATGGTCCTTATATGGATCCGGGCGTAACGAGTGCCTATGCTAAAAATGTTTATGCTCGCAAACAAGAAGAACGGCTGTTTAACATGGGACAGAACCTTTATGCTACTTTTGGTGAGGATGAAGGCGCTGCACGTGATTATATCTTTGGCGATAATTTTAAAACAGAGGTTGATGGTAAGGCGATTGTAAAAGCAGCTAGTGCAGATATAGGTAATAATTATGGTGAGAATACTTGCACTATTAGTATCAATAGATGGTTGAGATCTGCTGGAGCTAAAGAAGGAAATACGTGGGCGCCAACCAATATGGAAGATGCAAAGGACAATGGAGTATTTTTTACCCAACGGAATCAGCTTCGAAATGGTGATATTGTTTATTGGGATTGGGAAGATAATGACGACAGCGATCATGTAGGGGTTTATGATGCTTCTACAGGAAAAGTAATTCAAAGCGGTACGCATGGAGTTGCTGCTTTGGATTTAGATCATTATAAAGTTTTAGGTTTTGCTCATCCGATAAGCGATGCGCCTACGTTGGAAGATAGGCAGAAGGCCTGGAACAATTATGTGCAACAGAAAAATATTAATGATGCCATTAAAACTAATCAGCAAAATATGATCATAAAAAATATAGAACAAAGATTATGGGACAATTTTAAAACAGGTATTATTGATTCGCAGGATATGAGAAATATGGTTTTTAGTGCTTCTGGTGGAGATGCAGACGTAGAACGGACGCTATTAAAATTCGGTGATGATTTAATAGGCATTCAGACAAAAGCTGCCGCTGCGGTATCTAATAGTGGCATTTATAAATCAATCAAGGATGCAATTACGAATAGCACTGTAACACCAGCCGAAGCAGTATCATTAATCAACCAAAACGCAACAGTCTTGGGTGAAGCAGATAGAAGCAGGTTATTGGCTTTTGCTAGAAATCAAGATCCAAGAAATAAGGATGTTGATAAACAGTTAGCTACTATGATCAATGAAGCACTTTCTGATCCAGTGGAAAGAGGAGAAGCTCAAATTTACTTGGATAATGCAATAGAAGATAAAACTGATCCTCAGAAAAGATACGACGATGGATATGGTGTATTGTATGGGACAAAGGATAAACCGGGAATTTTGCAGAATAAAGCTATTTTTAAAAATTATAATAGCAAACAGCGTGAATGGGGTTCGTTAAAGAGCAGTCTATCTCCTAAGCTTTATCCTTATATAGATGCTTATCAGATACAGAACGGCAATAATATTGATTTGGGACAGGCAAAAACAATCTTTGAATCCATAAACCCGAATGATAAATATCAGATTTCAGCGCTTCAATATGCTACGGTTTATAATAGTCCGATGGATATTCAAGAACTCAATAAGCAAATTGCGGCTATGGCAGTTCGTGATGGTATAGATGCAGCTCCGCATTTACTGGAGATGCCACAGCAGAATGAAACCGCAGTACAGCAAAATGAAAGTGCTCCCTGGTTCAGTGATTGGGGAGCCAGTGAGCGTACTGGTTTAGCGGCAATGAATTTCAGTGATGCTATTGAATCTATCAAACAACGTCACTTAGCGGCATTAAGAGGAGAAATTAACGAGGAGTGGTAATATGGCAAGGTCTGTATTGTACGATGTAGCAGCGGCAGGAAAGTTTATACCAGACGATTTAAAGAATAAGGCATTACAAGGTGCTAATGCAAATAATATATCGCTTCAAAGGGCAGCTCGTAATCCTGATTATTATTTACCTAAAAACTTTGATTATGACTGGAATAAATATGAGAAGATCGCACCGAGAACAGCAGAGGCGTTAAAAGACCCTGTGCTTATGAGCATTGCCGGTACTAAAGCTGCAGAATTTTGGGGCGAGCAAGAAAATAACTGGAAAAGTATTACAGCGCTAAAAAATGGTTTTAAGAATGTTGCTCGCAGCGGTTATGGTGCAGTTGCACTGCTTGCTGATTTGGGTGCAGATAAAAAAGATGTTGACTTGACAACGGAATCCAAGGTTTTTAGCGCAGATACAATAGGACGGCTTTTGTATGCTGTCGGTGGAGATAAGCTAAAAACTATTGGTACAGAAGCCAAACGTATTGGTGGCAGTGAAATATTTAAGCCGGAAGAAGTAAAGACTGAAACTGCGGCAGGCCAGTTTTATTATGACTTACTGCAGAATGCACCACAATTAGCGGCACAGGTCGGCGTTGCAATCAGTACAGGCGGCTGGAGTGCTGCTGCTTTTATGGGCAGTCAGATTGCAGGCGGCCAATATTTAGATCTTACTGAAGCTGGGGTATCTAATGACAGAGCCAGAGCTGCGGCGTCTTTAAACGCTGTTGCACAGTCTGCTCTTGAAAAAGTGGGCTTGGGCAAAGTCATGGGAGCAGGAGCAAGAGCCGCTAAAATCGCAACTATGGGCGGTAAGGCCAAAGAAGTTTTTAAAACTGCATTGACAGAAGGCATTACTGAATGGATTCAGGAATACCCAGATGCTGCTGCTGAAATATGGGCTAAAAATGCGAATCTTTCCACTCAAGAGCAAATACTTAAATTTTATCAGGAGTTTGGAGAAATCACTAAAAGAGGCGCTTATTCCGGTGCTATTGGTGCGGTGTTTGGTGGGCTTGGAGGTTCGGTAAGCATTGCCGTAGACCGTAATGCAAATAGAGTTATGCAGGAGCAGGCTGTACGTACTGCGGAAACGATGAAAAACAGTAAGGACGTAGATATTACCGCCAGCAAACTAGTACTGAACCAAACGACAGAAGAAAAGGCTTATGTAGATGCTGAAACCCTTTTTACATATGCGCAGGCAAATCCTAACCTGGATGTAAAAGATACCTTTGGTATAGAGGTTTCTGAACTGCAGGCGGCTGCTGTTCGTGGTGAGGATATTGAAATGCCAATGGGTACGTATTGTGCGGCAGAGGCTCAAAATCCTGGCTTTTTCCAGGCTGTAAGCAATAACGTAGCTTTTGAACAGGGTGGTTATACAGAAGAACGCGCCAGAAATAAAAAAGCTCTCCAAAGCGCTTATAAAAAAGCGTTGGAGAACGACGAGGAATTTAGAACTGCAGTTGATACTTTTAGAAATGAATTGACTGAAGCGGGACTAAATCAAAAGGAAACAGGTGACGTCCTGGCTATTTTAACCAGCCGTGCTATGATTGCTAATCCTGATGACCCTATGCAGTATTTCAGAGATAACCCTTTAAGCTTCAAACGAGTTGTCAGCACTCCTAATGGCCGGTATATGCAAACTAAAAGTGCTAACGAAAAATTGCTTGAGGATGAAAATAACTTTTCTGGTATCGTAGATGAATATAAAGCCGGTACGTTGAACGAAACGAAACCATATAAGGTAATGACTACGCCGCTTGCGATAAACCTTGCAGGCGGTAAAATTTTGCCTGTAACTATTGACGGTGGCAGGATCAACCATATTTTTGAAAAACACTTTGATGGTATGACACCGGACCTTTTGAAACAATTACCACGGGCATTTGCTGATCCTATAATGGTATTAGATTCTTATTCAGGGCGGAAGGTGGTAGTGCTGGATTTGAAAGATGCGCAAGGCTCTACTATCATTGTTCCACTTGATCTTGATGTAAGCCGTGACCGTTATAAAGTAAATGCCATTAACAGCGCTTATGGTAAAGGCGGTGCTAATGGCACAAATTATAATTGGTTTATTGAGCATAATATCAAAAAAGGCAGAGTTGTATATGTAAATAAAGAAAAAACCGCCAAGTGGTTACAGTCTGATAGCAGCGATTCCGCTATCAAAGGCACCGACCTTGACGGTTTTCTTAATAATAGTATACCAGATGAAAATGCACTCCGCAAGAGACGAGAAGAAATGCAGGGATACTACCAGACCGCTTTTCACGGAAGCCCACATAAATTTGAAAAATTTGATTTGGGATCTGTTGGCACAGGAACAGGTATACAGGCCCATGGATGGGGTTTGTATTTTGCTTTCAGCAAAAATACTGCTAAACGGTATAGGGATAGATTGAAAGGACGCCGTGATACATATACTGGCGAAGGCTCTCTAGTTGAGGTTGAAATCCCTGAAAATGATGTATTACTTGATGAAAATAAATCTATTGAAAAGCAACCGCCTAAAGTACGCGAGATTATTAAAGCTGAATTAGAAAGAATTGGTGGGAGTGCGAATAGCGGCAGAAGCTTTTATAAAGAATTAATGTTTGAGATGAAAAGGAGGGGGGCGGAAAATCCAGCCAGAGCAGCATCTGAACATTTAAATAAATTAGGGATAAAAGGCATTAAATATGTTGGAATGGTAGATGGAGAATCATATGTAATTTTTGACGATCAGGCAATAAAAATAATCAACAGTTATAATCAAAAAGTTAATAACGATAAAAAAGGCGCTATCACCTGGGACGAAGAAGGCAAAGCAATTATCAGCCTGTTTGAAGGTGCTGATATGAGCACTGTTATTCATGAAGCTGTCGGACATTACTTTATTGAGAATCTCATGCGTGAAGGGGCTCTCCCTAATGCTACAGAGCAGATGAAAAAAGACCGTCAGACTATGCTTGATTATGCAGGTGTAACTAAAGACTGGGATAGCTTGTCGCAGGAAGAAAAAACAGCAGCACATGAACGCTGGGCAGAGGCCGCAGAAACTTATATGCTTGAAGGCAAGGCGCCCTCAAAAGAGCTGCAGCCGGTATTTAACAGGTTCAAAAAATGGCTGCTTGCTATTTATAACGCCGTTTTTTCGGATAAGCGCAGTAAAAATGCTGTTCCAATCAACGATGAAGTAAGGCAGGTTTTTGACAGGATGCTGGCAAGTGAAGAGCAAATATCAGAAATGGAGCGTATTGACGGTTATTTTTCTGCTTTGCCAGATGTTGTGTTAGATACACTTTCAGAACCACGCAAGCAAATGCTGCGTAATTTTGCTGCTAAAGCTCACGATAAGGCAGTACAGTTATTAACAAAAGAAAGCCTTGTTAATTTCAATCAGGAGCGTAAAGACCGGATTCAAAAATATCGTGAAGATGTAGAGCCGCAGGTCAAAGAAGCGATTGCAAAACAGCCGTTATATATGGCTTCGGAGCAGATACTTGATATTGCATCTGATTTAAAAACAGCGAAGGGCGTAGCTAACAGATATTTAGAAGGTAATTTTGATGAAAGTAAAATGGCAACTTTTGATATGATAGCTGAAGCTAATGGTTTTACTTCCGGTGACGAGCTGGCTAAAACGATTATGTCAGAACCATCTTTTAATGGTGCGGTTAACAGACATATTGATGAAATGGTGCAAGACGCCTTCCCTGATATTTACAAAGAGAGAGGGCTTGCTGAAGAAGCTGCACGTGATGCTATGTATAATGACGAGAGCGGTCTTTTGATAAATACAGAAGCACAGCTTATTGAGGATAAAGCACAAGGCTTGTTAAAGGGTCAGCGTGATGCTGAAACTCTTAGAAAACTTGCTGTTGCACGCAGGCAAACAGCTAAAATCCAGGCGCAAATGGACCTGCAGAATAGAGTAAAATTAAAGGAGGCTTTGAATACCCAAAAGTATATTACTGCCGAAAGAAACGCTGCGGCTAAAGCTGCTGTGGCATTGGAAAATGATGATTATTCTGCTGCGGTCCGATATAAAAACGTCCAGGCGTTTAATCATGCTTGTGTAGTTGAAAGCGTAAGACTGCGTAATCAGTATGCTAAGTGGCAGAATTATTTCAGGAAGCAGGCTAAAGCTAAAAGGGAAACGTGGGGTAATGAAAGAAACTTTATTCAAGCAGCAGCAATTATGGAAAGGTTCGGTTATAAGCGTAAAGATTATTCTGATTTTGAAAAGACAGAAACTTTATCAGACTATCTGAATGATATGGATGATCTTTATGACAATGTTGCAGTTGCTGATTGGATAATGGATGAGAATGTTAGCATTACAAATCCTCGTGAACGTATGACGGCAAGCCAGCTTGAAGATATAGTAAATGCGCTTAAAAATATCAAAGCGATCGCTAAACAGGAAATGAGTATCAATGCTTTACAGAAAGGTGCTACATATGCTGAATTTAAAGCTGAAGCACAGGACACACTTAATAAGCTGAAAACTATCTGGAAACCGCAGGTTGGCGTTGCACAGCAGCCTACAGTAATGGAGAAGCTAAAAGCATCTTTGCGCAGTACGGACAATCTTTTTGAAATGATGGACGACTGGCAGTATGGATTTTTTAGCAAACATTTTGGCGCAGCTATTCGAGAAGCAGCCGATAATGAAACAAGAAAAGTTTTAGAATATGAGGAAAAAACAGCGCAGGCTTACAGGGAATGGCTGCCGGATAAAGCTGCAGAAAAGGCGGCCGATTATCAGGAAAAATATGACGAGCTAGGTACTTCTGTAGATAAGCACGTTTTAGTAAAAATGCTTATGAATTTAGGAAACGAGAGCAGTGCCAGAGTATTGTGCAGCACTAGACCGGTAGGCTTTGAAAGTTCTGCCTTGTGGGTAGATGGCGATATCGTACAGACTAAAATCAATTTACTTGACTTCTTAGGGCGTAATCTTACTGAAGCGGATATAAAATATGCACAGGCTAAGATAGATATTGCAGAGATGTACTGGTCTGAAATGGAAGCTCTTGAAACTCGTTGGACAGGTTTTAGTCCTAAGAAAGTAGAAGCGTCGCCTGTAGAGCTGACGTTATCAGACGGCAAGACTGTTGTTATGCGTGGCGGTTATTTCCCGCTGATGCGTGACGGTGATACTGGTTCTAAACACGCTGGGCAAGAAGTTATTTCTGATACTGACCCCAGACAAGGCCGCAATATTAGAACAATGAGCACCAGACGAGGCCATTTAAAAGAACGTGTTAAGGCTAAATATCCTGTTAATCTAAAACGTGGAGCAGAGTTTAATGTTGCTATGGATGCGATACATGATCTGTGTTTCCGTGAGGTCATGGGCGATTTCCGCAAAATTATGAACGATCAGGAAATGTATACTCTGATTAAAGAAAAATTAGGCCTGGCCGATTTCTCCGCCTTTAAAGAATATCTTGAACGTGCGGCAAATCCTCAAGGTACTAACAGCGGCTCTGTTGGTGAAAGCTGGATGGGCAGTGTTGCTAACTGGCTTAGGGCTCGTACTGTAAATGCTGCCATTATGCTTAACCTTAAAACTGCCGTTCAGAACTTGGGTAATCCCTTGCTTTATGGTAATGCGGTAGATGGTTTTGGATATAGTGATGTCGTTGTCGCTGTGAGCAATTACAGTATGAATATGCAACTTGCAGAGGGATATAAATCGGCGAAGGAATTTGTTTACAGCAAATCTCCTTGGATGAAAGAAAGGTCTGTGCTTCCTGATATTTCCCTGCGGGATATGAAAGAAATGGAAAGCCTGAATCCTATAGAAAAGAAAGCTGTTGAATTTGGCACAAGATTGCTGGTCGCTACTGATAATCTTTCTGCTATTCCGGTATGGATGCAGGCGTATGGCAAAAAAATAAGGGCTGGTGCAGGCGAAGCAGAAGCGGTGGACTTTGCCAATACGGTTATTAGACGTACACTTGGCAGCAGCAGAGTCACGGAGGTTGCACCGCTTTTGCGTGGCGGACCTATGCTTAAACTGTTTACTACCTTCCAAGGCTTCTTCAATACACAATATAATCAGTGGGCCAGAGAGTATAATATCTTCTTAAAAGAAAAAGACATAATGCGTCTTACTTCGTTTGTGGGAGCTAAGTTTGTAATGTTTGCTTTTATAAACTTGATGTTGTCGGCCGAAGATCCATTTGAAGAAGATAAGGATGAATATAAAAAGATATCAAAAGAACTGCTTACTTACCCTATGAGTTTAGCCGGACCGGCTGGGCAGGTTGGTAATGCTATCTGGAGCAGGGCTTTAGGCATGCAGACTTACGGGTATAGAATGACTGCGGTACAAGGCACGATAGAGCAAATGGAACGTGCCGCCGGTAAGGTGCAAAAGGTTTACCAGGACAAAGCAGATTATGACGAATTGGTTGAGCCTACTGCTACATTTGTTGGAACAGCATTAGGCGTGCCTGCACAGTTAAACAAATTATTCTTTAACGGATATGATATCTTGTTCAATGATATGGAGCCGGAAGTTGGCGACATCTTTAGACGTCGGCCGAAAAAAGAACGGTAAAATAAAAATACCCCCTCAAATTTGAGGGGGGTTATATTTATTGGAAGTTATGTTCGTTTTTATATTTTTTTAGTACAACTGTTTGATAAAATTCGTGAGTTAGTTTATAAGCTTTCGGCATATGTTGAGCGTTAAAGATCGAAATGTATGCTCTTAAATGCAATTCAAAATTTTTATCATTAACATTTAAATATAAATTCATTATATCAGATGTTAATTTATTTGCGAATAAAGATTCTAATTCTTCTATTGTTACTAAATCAGAATCACAGTTATTATTTAGCACATCAGAATATTCTCTGTACTTTGCATCTAAATATTCTTCTACTGCTTTTTTGTCAGAACCAGTTGCATTACAGTAATCGTTTAAAAATTCTTTGCTAGATACGGTTAACATGGTATGTTCAAGTTTCATAAAATTATGAATAAATCCATATGCATACATCAAAGAATGATAATATGGTAATACATATAAAAAAAGCATATCATTTTCCATTGCTTCTTTGTAACGAATATTAACTGAATTGGAAAAAGTGGTTTCATATGGAGTGTGTGCAAATCCTAAAAGTGCTTGTACATAAAATGAATAATATCCATCTAATATATTTAAATTTTCAAAGGCAAGTTTTAATCTAGCCGTAATATAATCTCGTACGGGGGTGTGTCTAGCATATGGATAAGAAAACACTTTATTATCTTTTGTGGAATTTCCTTTATTAGATATTTTCCATAGTAAGAAGGCAATAATTATTAAAAGTATTATAATCATTTTAGGTAACTCCTTTTTCACAATTATAACACATTTATAAATTATTGAAAATAACACTTGACTTTATGCCACACATAAATATATAATAAATGTGTGGCATAAAGCGAGGTGAAATTATGAGCCCCAAAACAGGTAGACCAAAAGCAGATAACCCAAAGGCGATAAAGTATAGTATAAGAATTGATGAAAAAACAGAACAACGTTTAGTTGAATATTGTCTTAAACACAATATAACTAAGGGTGAAGCTATTCGTCAAGGGATACATTTACTTTTGGGAGACAAAAAATAAGACGCTGCCCAGTCGGTCAAAACAGGAGCAACGTCTTACACCAGAGGTTTCCCTCTGTGAAATAGTCTATCATAGAGGGCGACTTCTTTCAAGTGAAAGGAGTAGTCAATATGAATAACATCAACCGTTTAACCTTGGACAGTCGTGAAGTAGCAGTAATGTTAGAAAAAGAACATAATCATTTATTAAGGGATATAAGTGTTTACGCCAAATATCTTACTGAGACCAAAATTGGACTCAGTGATTTTTTCCAAGAATCCACATATAAAGACATTACTGGTCGCACATTAAAGAAATATCAAATAACCAAGAAAGGCTGTGAGTTTTTAGCTCATAAGCAAACCGGTCGCAAAGGATCGTCGTTTACCGCATCTTATATCAACCGTTTTCACGAAATGGAAGCACAGCTAAGCAAAAAGCCTTTGCAGCAAACACTTATTGAAGAACCTTATAAGCCTACGGTAAAATATTGGAAAGGCGTACCGGTGTTAACTAAGTTAGACGTAGCTATGATTTTAAATGTTGATGCGTCGGCGATTCAAAATTATATTCGTAGACCGTGGTTTATGACAGAGAATGTAGATTTTTACTTTTTGCGTGGACATGACTTATTCGAGTACCGCAGAGAGAATAAAATCAAGTCTACAATCGCTGCCTTAATAGTACTTACCGAAAGTGGAGTTAGAAAGATATACGAAGCGAGAAATCGAAAATTTACACCTGCTGAATTGTTCCCAGTAAAATCGTCGTGTGAGCCACAAAGACCTATGCTTGTTAATGCGCCTATGAATATGGAGCTGCAGAAGAAGATAAAGGATTTAGAAGGCAAGCTGATTGCTTTGCATGAAGTATTAAAACTTTATAACTACTGTAACACGCCTGAAAAATCGCAATGCTTCGCCACAACAATAAAAGACATAGGTATAAAAATATCGTGTGATGCACTTGATGTAATCAATACAAAGCTTAGTTTAATTCCTGCCGAGGGTGTCGGTTAAATCTACTCCCTTCCTGTTGGGTATTTAAAATTTTAAAAAGTTTCCGACAAAATGCCCTTTAACAAGAGTTAAAATAGTAATGTAAGGTTATTGGATATGAGAGCAGAGGCGATGTAAAAAAATTAAAAATGTATCCGACAAAACCACTATAAAAATGAGTTAAAATAGTATCATAAAGTTAGTTAGAACTTAATAGAAAGCGCTTACTTCGGTAGGCGCTTTTTTATTTGGAAGGAGAGGCTTATGGAAACAAAACATAGTAACAAAGAGCAAGTTTTAAATTTATTTCAAAGTATGATTAATGAATTAAGAACTAAAAATTTTAAGAATGAAGATTACAGATTGTTTGGTGAAATTTTTGCAAGATTAGGAAGTATTTGCCATGATCTAAAAGAGTTTGAATCATCTGCAATGCTTTTAGAAAAAGCATTATCTAAAAATCGAGGCGATCTATTAAGCGAATCCGAAGAACATGATTCTTAATGTCATTAATTATTAAAACTGAAAATTTCTAGTATTAATAATTGGAGGTATATTTTTATGCAAAATTTTGCTGCAATCAAAAATGGTCAAGTTATAGGTTGGGCTAATGACAGAGACACTTTGATAAAAGATCTATTGAAAAAAGGGATATTAAAAAACTGTGATATAAGTCAGAAAGCTTTACCAGATGTTCTTAGAATTATTGAAGAACTGACAGAAAAAGTACAGGCTCTGCAAATTGAAAATAAACAACAAAAGCAGATTATAAATGAAATGCAACCTCGAATAAGCTATTGCGATTTTATCCTAAACAATAATATAAAGATGTCGGTAACGCAGATTGCAAAAGACTATGGTATGAGCGCAAAGAAAATGAATAGCCTGCTTCATGAGTTAGGTGTTCAGTATAAACAAGGCGGTATATGGTTTTTGTATGAAAAATATCAGTGTGACGGATATACCCAAAGCAAGACTTTTTCTACTGCTGACGGTGAAAATAGATTTCATACTTATTGGACGCAAAAAGGGCGACTGTTTATTTATCACTTATTGAAGAACAAAGGCGTACTTCCAGTTATAGAACAGGAGTGAAATTATGGATAAAGAGGCTATCATACAAGACCAAATAAATTTACTGTTGGAGGAGCAGAAAAAGGCTGCATCTTTGGACGAGAAGTTAAAGATAGCATCAACTATAGCCAGTATGCTAAATGCTACTGTGGTTAAAGATGCTCCGGCCTCAGCAAAAATATAGGGGGGCGAGCATATGACTGTACAGAATACGACAGTTAAAGATATTTATGTTGGTAATGGAGCGACAACGAAATTCCCAATAACATTTCAGATGACGGATCATCCTGAATATATAAAAGTATATATTACAGGTGATGATAGCGTTGCCGTAGAAACGGAGAATTTTTCTGTTGATCTTGGAGCTAAAACAGTTACTTATCCAGCTAATGGCGATCCGCTGCCTGATGGTCATAAAATAACTATTTATCGTGAGCTACCATTGTATCAGCTAATGAACCTGGTTAATCAAGGTCCGTTTTTTGCAGAGAATATTGAATTGTCTTTTGACGATCTAACTTTTATATGTCAGCAATTAAATGAAAAATTGAATAGGACATTATCTGCTGGTATTGATGTAAGTAATTTTAATAATACTTTTCCGGTAAAGGCTGGAATGAGTTTTAGAATCAATGATGCTGGTGATGGGCTTGTGCTGACGGAGGACCCGGCGAGGGTGTTACCTTTAGCTAAAGATGTATTAGAGCAAACGAAACAGGTCAAAGAGAGCGCCGTTAACGAAACAACAAATATTAAAAATACTGCAATCGAAGAGCTGACCGCTATAAAAGATGCTGCAGTAAATGAGACTACGGAAATAAAGGACGAAGCTGTCGCTGCTAAAAATACCGCTGTTGGAGCTGCGGCTACTGCGGCAGAAGATGCTGTTAATAACGTTCAAACGTTACTTGATGAAAAAGTGGCTGCCGCAGAAAACGCAAAAAGTGCAGCTGTTTCTTCTGCTGAATCTGCATTAGCAAGTAAAAATGCTGCGGCTGCATCACAGTCGTCTGCTGCTGCCAGTGCAGAAACAGCCCAGGCTTCGGCAGAATCAGCTTCTAGCAGTGCTAATGCTGCATTAGCAAGTAAAAATGCAGCATTAACAAGTGAGAATAATGCGAAAGCGAGTGAAACCAAATCTGCAAAAAGTGAAGAAAATGCTAAGGCTGCTGAAACTGCTGCAGAAAATAGTAAAAAAAGTGCTTCAGATTCCGCTAGTGCGGCTTCTAGTAGTGCTGAATCTGCATTAGAATCTAAAACGTTAGCTGCAGCATCAGCAAATTCAGCTTCTGCGAGTAAGACAAGTGCAGAAAGCAGTGCTGAATCAGCAGCATCTTCAGCAACTACAGCTACAAGGCAGGCAGATAGAGCGCAGGATATTGCTGATAGCTTAGAAGGGTTAGCTGGTATTACTGGCATAGCAACAACAGAGGAAGCTATAGCTGGTGAATCTGATACTAAAGCAATGACTCCGTTAAAGACTAAAGAGGCTATAAAAGCACAAGTTCCAATTCAAACAATAATTGATTCAATATATATAGTAGGTCAAATAGTAGAATATGCATCTAATGTTAATCCTAATGATCTTTATCCATGGCAGACGTAGGAACAAATAAAAGATGTATTTACTTTAGCATCGGGTGATAAATATTCAATAGGTCAGACAGGAGGTGTTTCTACGGTGACACTTACTGTTGCTCAGATACCAGAACATATACATACTGCATCAGTTCAAAACGCATCTTTAACCGGGCAAATAAATGGGTCGGCCAATTCTTCTAATGGCTATAATCACAATCCGCTGTCTGGATCAGGGGTGTTCTCTGGATCAGGAGCTATTAATGGCTATGGAGAAGGTGGCGAATGGAATAGCGGTACAGCTACTTGGGCTGGATTGAATTTTGGAGGGACACATAATCATGATATCAGTATTGAGACTACTGGCGGTGGAGAAGCGCATAATAATATGCCGCCATATTTGGTAACCATAAAATGGAAAAGAACGGCCTAAAGGAGAGATAATAATGCAGGATTTAATTATATACGATAAAGATAATGTAATAGTGCAGTCAGAAGGTAAGGTGTATCAAGATACCACAATAAATTTTATAACAGACTATGGGGAAAAAGTGAATTATCAAACTATTGATTATAATCGAACAACGCAAACTTGCTGGTTAAACGGTGAAGCATTTCAAGCGTATCCAAACACAGTATGTGAGGATATTTTGAATAGCATTGATACACTTTTGGAAAAGCAGGCTAAGCGTGAATATATAGTGCCTACCATTGATGAGCTTAAAGCGATTAAGCTGTCAGAGATAGACGCTTGGACTGAAAGTAAAATTACCGGCGGGTTTATATCTGAATGCACTGGTGAGATAGTAAGATATGATAGCGATAAGGACACGCAGCTTACGATTCAGGGGATTGCGCTTAATGTAAGCACTGAACGTTTTAAGAATGAATATCCTGACGGCTGCCCGGTACGGGGGTATAAAGATGGTGAAACTGTTAAAACAATACAGTATCTTAACGCAGCGCAGGTATATAGATGGTGTGCTGACTTATCGTCCTACGTAGGCGCTTGCAAGCAGCGAGGTTGGAGTAAGCAGGCAGAGGTAGCCGCAGCATTAAGCAAAGAGGATTTGGACGCTATTATATTAGATTAGGCGGTGCGTTGATATGGCAGAAGGAGATACTAGAAGAATTTTTGAACGGTTAGATCAAATGGGTCAGGAGATAACTAGGCTCGTTGTCTTGGGTGAGGCGAAAAATAGACAATGTGATCAGCAAGAAAAAACAATTGCCGATCACGAGGAGCGTATAACAAACTTAGAATGTCAAAGCGGTTGCATACGCGGAAACGTAAGTTTATTGGCTTGGTTGGCGACATTAGCGGTAGCTGTTTATGGTGTAGTTATAAAGTGAATAATCAAAGGGATAAGTGATATTTATGCTTGAGAAAATAAAAAACTTAATAGTGAGTGCCAGAAATAAAGTAGCCTCAATGTCGCCAAAAATAATGGCTGTCATTGTAGGCTATTTTATTGCAGTCGTTTTGCTGGTACTAACCTATTACGCTGCGTGGATGTATATGTGGTTGTGGTTGGATAAGATTGTTATGTCTGACCTGCTGGCGTTGATACGTGAGATCACAGGCCCGGCTATGGTTGCATTTGTGACCTTTATAGCTACGAGTTTAGTAGATAAAGACGGGGACGGTGTCCCTGACAAGTTTGAACAGGAGGCAGAGAATAATGGTGACAAAAAGAATCACTTTAGATGAGCTGCGGCAGTTAGCAGCAAGGGCTAAAGGTAATATTGATAAGATATATCTACACTGGTCAGCTGGTAATTATCACCAGTTTTTCAGTGATTATCATTTAAACATTGACAGCGACGGAGCTGTTATGGCGACTACCGATGATTTAACTGAATATAAGGCTCATACATGGCGGCGTAATACAGGGGCTGTAGGTATCGCTTTAGCGTGCTGCGTAGATGCTGTAGCTCATGCTGATGGGCATATCGACTTTGGTAACGTGCCACCGACAGAGTTGCAGATAGATAGTATGGCAAAAGTTGTAGCTGTACTGTGTGAGGAGCTTGGATTGGACATTAATGCCGATACCGTAATGACACATGCAGAAGCTGCAGACTTAGACGACTACGGCCCGGCAACTACTTTTGAACGCTGGGACTTGTGGAAATTACCAGATGTGCCAGGCGACGGAGAACTGAAACCAGGCGGTGATGTTATTCGTGGCAAGGCTATCTGGTGGCATCATAATTGGTAAAAATTGTATAAGGGGGTGACTAATATGGAAAAACAGCGTATTTTGATTTGGGCTGGTATTGCTCTTGCGATTTTGGTAGGGTGCATTACTTATTACAATCTGTAAGATAAAACCCAGCCACAGAATTAGCCTGTGCGTTGTTTTATCTCCAAAACACTAGGAAATATAAGTAGGAGTATAGAAGACGGCGCACAGGTTGATTATATTGAAAATAGAACTATCTTAATGATAATGAAATAGAATTTAATTTGAAAGAAGGGCAGAAAGTGAATGAAGAAAAACAAATCAGGTATAGCAAGTATCTTGTTATTAGTTTTGCCCTTATTGCTGTGCTTATCATTTTCTTTAAATTGTTTTGCGGAGGAACTTCCGGAAACAATAATGATGTCCAGGGAACAGTTCAACGAATTGCAGACGATAATAAACAGACAGGAAAATCTGTTGATAGGGCTATCGAACACGTTGGAACTGCAGCAGATGAACTCGAACGAGCTGAAGAAGCTAATCGAAGAGCAGCGTTTATCTTATCAGAAGATAAGGAGCGAGCTAATGCTTGCGCAGGAATCATTGTCGAACTCCAAAAAAACAATAGCAGAGCAAAACAAATCCTTGCAGACGTTGAGCGAGCAAATAAAGAAGCAGAAGGACGTTAACCGGCGCAGAGAGCGACAGAAAGCATTTTGGGGCGGTGTGGTCGGTTTGTTTGTTGGTGCTACCCTTAAATAGCAAAAGCCTACCATTAATTTGGTAGGCTTTTTTTAATTCATATAAAGATTGAAAAGTGGTCGCACTTTTGGACGCACTTTACCGCTTTTTGATGCGATTTAGCGACTGTTTACTAAGCATTGGAAGATTTGAAAAGATAAAATAAAAAACCGTCAAAGCCCTTGAAAAGTAGGCTTTGACGGTACTTTTACATTGGTACGCCCGAGTGGAATCGAACCACCGCACACGGCTCCGGAGG